ACTGGTACTGGACTTTTCAAGTTCTTTTTGTAGGAACTCAAAGTTACTCTGGGACTTGCGCTTAAGATCAGCAAAAGACATACGGATTTCCTTAGATAATTAGATTTGGCTTGTGTGACGCTGTATCACCTAGACATCATAGCACAGGCTCAGGGCAGCGTCAATCCCCCTGAGCCTCTAGTTGTTCTTTCATGACATGAACCTTCTCAATAAGGTCATCAAACATAGAACTTATGTTTTGATTTGGTGTGGCACCAAGCATCACGGCTGCTTGCTTCATACTCTCTGCCATATCCACTGCTTCGGGATCGTCACTAAGACAAACACGAGCGTGGAATATTTTTTGTTTCTCAATCAGTTGTTCAAGAACTTCAAAGTACTGGAGCTTCTTTTCTTTGTTTAAGACAGGAAATGCTACCATAGATCTCATACAGAACTGTTGAAGTTCTGACATCTCTTGAATATCTCCACGAACCATTTCAGATTTAAAAAAGTCAGACATAATTAAACAAGCATAAGTTTTGCTTTAGATGTTTTCTTCATAAAGTTTAATTTTTGAGCATCAAACTTTAGTTTTTCTTTAAGCGGTTA